GTCCCCTCTGGGTGCGACGCCGGCCTTGGCTTCCGGCAACTCAAAGATGCCACCAGATCCACCTTGCCCGCCATTTGGATCGAAAGAAATCGGATCGTTTAACAAATTAGGGACAAAGGTTCTTGCCGGTTATGAGCTGAAGGATGGCAAGTGCGTGAAGATCTGGGATCCAGTGCCTGTTGGTCAGGTGATCAATAACTATGTGCCTGATGCTGGTCCGACGATGTCGATTGCGTTGACAGCTGCATTTGCCACGACTGTGGCGATCTTTGCCAAGCCAATCGCATCAGTCTTGCAAAAGCTGGCGAAGCCTTTAACCAAGAAGGTGGTGAAGAAGATCAATCAGAAGCTTGGCCGTAAGGAGAAACTGGAATCTTTACAGGAGCGACGCTCTGCTCAGCGTCACCGGAATCAAGCCATTCGCGATCTGAGGCGCGCTCTGGGTAAATGATCTGGTGCGTGTGGCCTTCTACCGGCTTGGGCTTGAGAACTACATCGGCGCAGATCGAATAAAACGGCGAGGTCTTAGCAAAGCCATAGCCTTCGCGTAGGGCGGTCGAGCAAGCCTTGAGGCGCGCAATCTCGTAGTTAAGTCGCTTGTCGGCCAAAGCTTGTTCGTAGAGGGCCACTTGTTTGCGTTGAGCGTCCTTACACAGATTGATCGGCCCCCAATCCAGCGGCACAGAGAACGTTGCAGTAATACCAAAGTTATTGCTGAAGTTCTGGCGGTAGCCTGTGCGCTGCGGCTTGTAGAACAAGACTTTGCCAGGGTTATCTGGGATGCCATCTGGGCCATCGAGCCCTGTTTCTGGGTCGATTAGGCCAAAGTTGTCGCTGTTGTCGTAGACCGGCTCTTGATAATACTCATTGTTTGGCTGGCCAAAAGAATGCGTCGAAGACACAAAGGGGGAGATGTTTAGCGTGGCTCCATCGCACTGGATGCCACTGCCTACCGAATAGCGAAGATACTGCCCCGGAACGATCTGGACCGCCTGATTTACAACAGAGCCACTGCTATTGCTTACAGGCGCTGCCGTCGCGCTAACTTGTGCTGCTGCTGGAGCGGTATAAATCAGGCTGAGCAGCAATGCAGATGCTGTCGCTCTCATTGGCTAAACGTGCTGGTTGATTCGGTGACGCTTTCGATCAGCGTCTCACGGTCGATTGCGACCTTTTCAATCAATCCTGGTCCGCTGTAGGTCTCGGCATACTGGAACGCAGCACCCGGAGTCGTCTGCACCCAGGTTGTGCGGTTGGAAAGATTTAAGGCTTTGTTCCCTGCTGACGGGCTAACGACGCCGTTGCTTGGTTGAACGCCAGTGCCACTTACTGAGTATTCAAAACCAGTGCGATATGACTCTGACCTGATGCTCTCTTTGACGATCGTCTTTGATTCTGTGGAACTAGAGACGATGCCCTGACTGAAGTTTGGAACGACTGGCACTGCCGCTGCTGGAGAGGCCAACAGCAGCAGGAAAATTAGCCGCATCACCGTGTAGTCAGCTCCGTAATGACTTGACCGATGGCAGTGGTGCCACCTGAGCCTGGGGTCAGAGTGATTGCGCCTGATGTGCTGATCGTGCCAGCGAGGGAACCAGCGGTGCCTGCAGATTCACTCGTAATGTCGCCGAAGGCAGGAACAGCCCCAACAGTTGGAGCGGATGTTGGAACGGCGTCGCCTTGTGTGTAGCTGTTGGCAAAGCTAAAAGAGTTGCCGCTAGTAACCTGAGTCGCGTCAGGGATGGTGACAGCGTTGACGCCGTTTGTAGCTGCGCCAAGTCCCCCGATAGCGTTGGCTGTTGTTGAGCCCCCAGAGGTAACGCTCGTCGCGACTCCGTTCCCACTGATGGAGTAGCTGTTTCCAACTCTTATGGCGCGAGTAGAAGCACCTTTGACATCGAGTTGAATGCTGCTACTGATTTTGTGTGTCAGATCAGCACGGGCAGGCAAAGCAGCTGCCAAGGTGATGCCCAATACCAAAAGTGCCCGGGTCATTTGATGCCAGCCTTGGAATCTTTGTTATCTACGATAACGCCGTTCTCTTCTTTCTTCTTCTTGTTCAACTTGCCTAGGGCAGGCGTGTAGGTAGCAGCCGTCCCTGTCAGCAAAGAAGCCGGGAAAGTTGGGTCTACGGCCTGGGAGAAAATGCCCAGATAGTTGGCGGTGAGGATGCCCATTGACCACAGCAGGATTGTCACGCGGACAACATCGCCCAGCCAAGAATGCTGCTGATCGTCTTGTTCCTCTGCCTTTGACTGTGGAGTTTCTGCCATGACACAACAGAGCTACGCTTTAAGGGTAACTAGGTCAATCCAATGCTTCTAGTTCTCAAGCCCATTCTCATGACCGCCTGGAAATCACGGGCATTCAAAGAGTTGATCGTGGCGATGCTTGAAAAGATCGTCACCCGCACCGACAACGATTTGGACGATCTTGCGGTCAAGCACCTGAAGGATTTGCTGCTGCCTGACACCAGAGTTGAAAAGTAGGTGGCTTCAGGCATCATCGAAGTGACCCTGCTGGTCATCGCCATGGCGCTAGCATTGCTGCCGTTTTTTGATTGGTATAGGCCGGACGTGCCGCATCGCATGGCTGCCATCAAGCAGTTAGAGGAGGCCATGCCCCCTGAGTTGCTGCAAGAAGACGCGGAATGGTTTCAAGCTTGGAAGGCGAGTGGCATAGATCAGGAGGTTTTCTTGCCTCGTTATTTTCGACAGCTCGATCTGCCCGGCGGTGAACGTAAGTGCTTCACCTCGGCCTCGGCGGCCATAGCCGCGTACTACAAAAAAATTTCCTCGCAGGAACAGTACGAAAAGGTCAGGGAAGAATTTGGCGACACAACCTCTGTGTTCGCTCACGTCCAGGCGCTGACCAGCTTGGGCCTGCAGGTTCGCTTTGTTGACAATGCTGACGCAGAAGATGTGATGGAGGCGATCGACGCAGGTATTCCCGTGATGGTCGGCTGGTATCACCGGGGCGACATGATGCGCGGCGAGCCGCCGATGTGCGGGTCAGAAACCTGCGGGCATTGGAGCGTGATTCACGGCTACCAATCGCGATACAGCAACGATGCCAGCTGGCTTATGTCAGACCCCCTTGGCCTGCCAGATATTGAAAGAGGCACGCACAACCCGGCACTCTCTGGTTATCGCGTCAGCGTCCGCCAGGCTGCCTTTCATCAACGCTGGCAAGTTGATGGCCCTAGGAGCGGCTGGGCCATATTTGTCGAGGCTGAGTGAGTCAGTTTTATTGGGTCTGGGCGTATATCACTGCGTTTTGGACCACTGTTGTTGTGCAGTGCGCCAAGCCCGTGAACTGGGACCAGTGCTCACGGGTCAATGACTGGCTGGTGCCATGGGTGCGAGATGTAACCGAGATGTATCAAAAAGGCGCTTATGCGTCTGAGAAAAAGATTTTGGGGCAGTCCAACTAAGATTGGTTTTTGCGTTCTTTGGATGGCGGTTCTGTGTGATTGGGAGATCATCGCAAGATGCAAGAAAAGTCAGATGGTCGTCCCCTTCAATGAGGAGCTAGTCAACCCGGCATCGCTAGATGTGTTGCTTGGTGACCACCTGATGGTCGAAAGCATCTATGGCCCCGAGCTTGTGCGTGTAGACATTTCGCACCGGACAGAAGATGACCCGTTCAAGCTTCACCCCGGCGAATTTTGCCTGGCTGAAACACTTGAGCTGTTCAACCTGCCTGACGACCTCTGCAGCACTTTTCTACTCAAAAGCTCACGCGCGAGAGAAGGCTACGATCACGCTCTCGCTGGTTTTGCTGATCCAGGATGGTCAAATTCAAAATTGACCGTCGAGTTGAAGAACAATCGTTTGCATCACTCTCTGCCTCTGTATCCAGGGCTCAAGATTGGGCAGATGGTCTTTCATCAGATGTCAGAGGTGCCGATGAAGAGCTACCGCCTGACGGGTCATTACAACAATCATGTAACGGTTATGCCTAGCGTCGCTTGATTGTTCCCGCTATAGCGTAAGCAGCTGCGCGGCTCCCATGGAGTGGATGATCATCGAGCAGACGCTGGAGGATGAGCTTTACCTAGAGGCGACAGTACGGGAGATTCACAGCTGCGATGACTTGGAAAAGTTACGCAGCCTGTGCGCGGTGCTTACCCGCCAGGGGTGGCATCAAAGCAAGCTGATCCAGCAGGCTGTCGGGCACATCGCCTCGTTAGATCAGGCGATGCTGCCCAGCTAGCAATGCTTGCCTAGTTTCCTTGTTCGGCTCAGCCTGATGCACTGCTCGTAATACCAGCGAGCGCGCCAATCTTCACGGAAGTACCGGGTCATGCCCGCATGGTGGACTTCCCACACCAATGCGCCGTCTTTCTTGACCTGTTCGATGGTTGGTGCGCTCATAAAAAGACGGGGACTTACACAGGTTGCCTGGCCCACAACATGCACAACAGGCCGGAACGGGCATCTTGCGATGGCGGAACAGGGGAGTTGTGAATCTTGCAGGAGAGAACAGAGCTGATGCCCCGATTATCAGAAGTCGAAGTTGGACTTGCTCTGACCTTCGCCAGGGCCGTCGCTCTTGGCAGGCAGCGTGAAGTCAGACACGCGCAGCTCCAGCGAACTGCCTTCGCTGCCATCCTTCTTTTCGTAGGTGCGGAGCTTGCCAGATCCAACCACCGTTACCTTGGCCCCCTTGTAGAGGTACTTGGCAACCACGTCGGCACGAGTGCCCCAGACGGCGCAGTTGATCCAGGTGGTCTCGTCTTTGCCGGTGCGGGAAGCCAGGCTGAACTCAGCGACTTGGGTGTCCTTGACCTGCTTGACCTCAGGATCTTTGCCGAGGTTGCCGTGTGCAGTGATGTTGAGCATCAGTTTTTTCCGTTGAAGAATTTGGAGACGATTGTGTTGAGCGCCATGTTGATCACGCCGTGGTGGCGTTGCTCTGCGTAATGGCGCAGCTGGTCCGACAGCTGTTGATCAAGCCGGACCTGAAAGTGATTGCGACGACGCCTGTCGTCCTGTAGGGCCTGTGGCGTCTTCTCTTCAGACATACTTGCTGGCGTTTGCATTTAGCCATTGCTGATGCTTA